ATTTGGTCTGCCGTTGCTCCAGTTGTAGGTGTAGCCCCAGCCGCTCCCGCTTGGACTTCCCTTGGCAATGTTGCTGGTGTGACTTACCCTCTCTATTTCCGCTGGGGTTCTACTGAGAAACTTGTGCTTTCTCCTTTTGTATTCAGTGATTGCCACGAATGGGACACTGGTCTCTTTGGCATCAATAACATCCAGTTAATTATGAATCTCCAAGCCCCCACACGCCTTGTTCGTAGCACTACGAAGTTTGGGTGTGCCATTTCCGGCGTTCAGTATAACGCAACTTCTTCTTCTGGCTCATTTGCGAATTCTCGTGTAAATTGCCAATTTTTAACTCCGTCATTAGATGTGCCTTTGCCGCCAAAAAGTGTAGTTCCCTATATGGAATTCCCACGATACATTACAGCATACCAAGGCGGTCCAATTCCCGCTGGTGCGACAGCACAAATACAGTCGCAGACTATCACACTTCCTCAGATTCCCGATTTATTCATTATATATGTGAAGCCCAATCCCGCTTCTCTCCAAAGCACACAAGGTGATTTCTATTTCCCCGTTGCGACATCTGCTGACAATGTCACTGCTCCTCTAACAATTAACTTTGACAACTTCTCCGGTTTGCTGTCATCCCAGACGGCAGAACAGTTATATGCTATGTCAGTTAAAAACGGTCTGGATATGGACTGGAACACTTGGGTTGGTGAGGCTCATATGGGTTCTGCTCTCCAGCAAGGCTCTCTTGGCGGGTCCAGCCAGAACTTTGGTGGTGGTGCGTGTGGTCGTGTGCCTCTTGTTGGTGGGCTTCTTGTTCTCAAGCCCTCCCAAGATATAACACTTCAGACAGGACAAGCCCCCTCCCTTGTAGGAAATTTTACCTTCCAGTTTAACCTCCAGATTAAGAATACTTCCGCCGTCGCTCAGTCTGGCGTTCAGTTATTCGTAATTACTGCCAACAGCGGGTTCTTTGAATCCATCCGTGGCTCTTCCCGTATCATCAAGGGCGTTCTTTCCGAGCAAGACATCATCTCTGCTCCTCTTGCTCCTCACGGCACAAGGGATATGTTGGCTCGTTATGTGGGAGGTGCTGGTATGTTCGGCAGTCTTGCCAATGTTCTCTCCAAGGCAAAGGACATTTACAATCAGACAAAGCCCGTTGTATCTGCCGTCAGAGGTATGCTTCCCGATTCTGGTATGATGGGGCAAGTAAAGGGTGCTTTGGGTTCAGTAGGCTACGGCACTGGTGCTGGAACTGGTGCTGGAACTGGGGCTGGAACGGGTGCTGGAACTGGGGCTGGTCGTCAGCGTCGTGGTCTGTCTGCCCGGCTAATGTAAAAATTAGAATCGGCTTTTTTGTCAAAATAATCAATACGGCGAATTTTTTTCGGTGTATTAATTATAATAGAAGATGGCATCCGTTGTGTTAGACAATTCGCAGTTCTCTTCTGCTCCTAACCAGAATGTGCTTGTCGCTGATGGTCTCAAACTTGGTGGTGCTGGTCTAACTCTTGCTGGTGGTATTACCAGTGGTGGGGCTATTAACGCACAAGAGGTTAATGCGTATTGGAATCCCACGAATCCTAACATTCTTCAGAACACCCTCAACACAAACGGTGGAGGCACTGACCGTGTAATGGGAAATGCCGTTGGTTCTACGACAACTGACAACGCTTATTACACGAACGCCCAGCAGGTAAATTACCAGTGTCCCACTTGGAATGCCACCTATAATTACGCTGGAGTCCATAACGCTGTTCTTATCGTGTATGGCACGAATACTTCCGCCGCTGGTGTATATCCCAACAACATCTTCTTTGCTGATGATGCCGCCCCCACTCCTCCGGTCGTAGGCGTTCCTCCTACTCCTACTCCAGCCCCTTATCCAGTAAGCCCCGCTGTAAATCCGGGCTGGGTTCTTGCTAAGGATGCCGCATTCTTTGGTGGTGCCGCAGTGGTAAATGGCACTGGCTTTATGGAACTATTAGAGACAAGAATTAACGGCACATCCCCCGCAGTCACTACCTTCTTCGGTGGTGGGGGTCAGTCCATTGGTGCCGCCGTTCCTCGTGGCGTAACTATCCAAGAGGCTGATATTTCCACCATCACTGGCAACAACGGTGCTTTACTGGATGTTGCTGGTCTGGCAAGATGTGATGGTCTATTTATTCACGACACCGACCAGAATCTTTCTCCCGCTTCCAGTGCTAATGCCAATTTTAGCGGCGCACCCAATGCTTTCCAGTTTGGTAATAACTATGTTTGGTCTCCTACAGGACCCGGTGCTACGACATATCACTGGGATGTGAATGTGACCCCCGGTGTAGCGGGTCAGATTACACTCAGTGGTGGTGCCGCTCAGACGGCTTTTGACCCTCAGTGTATTATGATGGTGACCCGTAAATTCGTAACTGGTGCTACGACTGCCATTGGCAACATTTGCGTTGATTCAAAAACAGCCACGACAATTGTTATTTCCAGCCGTGCTTCTGCCGACCAGTCTATTGTCGCCGCCGATGTGGGGCAGATTGAGTGGATTTGCTTCAATCCCAACTGGACGACTTAATTACCGCCAAATTAAAATATTTTCTTATTGTAAGAATATGAGCGATATACTCCCTCACATTGCTACAATTAAAACTTGTGTTGAACTTCCGGCTAAGACTCTAAAAGGCTGGACTATGTTTGGAAGTTGTGTTAAAACTCTACAACTATGCCCTCATCTTAGACGGGAATCTGATTGTGATGTTTGTAAATACCCTATAATTACTGGCTCATTACCCAATAAGGATGAATGCCCTCATCATAGCAGTAAGTTTCTGTGTGGCATTTGTTCTACCACAACACCTTCAATGCCAGATTGTTCGGTGAAAACGGGTCTTTCTGCCAATCTCCCTTTATCTTTGAATGCGACTTCTGAAACACATTCTGTTTCATTGACGCAGTCCCTTGAGGGGCTTTCTTTGTCTTCTCCAGATGAGACCAAATCAGATGGTCGCCATACCCAACCCGTCCAAAGAGAACCATCTTTCCGTCTTCGTTAGGCATTGCTAATTTATGAACGCCATCTGAAGCAAATCCTAATAGTTTTGCTCCATTACCATAACCGGCATCTTTTGCTTTCTTCTGTGCTTTTTTCAAATACACTGAAGGACTCAGCCCGATTTTGTTTAGTTGAGCCATAAATTTGGGGTGTCCGCCACCTACAAACTGATTCAATCTATGCCCTTGTAAATAATCATAAGCCGTTCCAGCATACGGCACATATTTAGCGACGGTATTCAGCACATCACGCTGGGCTGGACGCACTTCTGGCGTTTTAGTTAAGAAAGGTTTTGCTAAATTATACAAGGGGTCATTCTCAGCAAATATACGCTCATTTTGTATATCTTGATTATTGAAATTCTTGGGCTGTATTGCCGGATTATATGAAACACCAGACTTAATTAGACCCATTTGTAGAAAGCCATCTAACATAGCACCACCCAGTGAATGCCCCGCTCCGTAATATGTGTATTGGCTTGGTGGATACTTGGATTGAATCATTCGCAACTCTTTCAAATCATCTTGGAAGCGTTGGCTATTCTCTAATTGATTCATTGCTATTCTGGCATTAGCGTCCGTCCAATCGGCTTGTGTTTGTGTTCCACGAATACCAACAAGAATTACATTACCTTTCATATAAAATTTAATAGTAGGTGTTGAATGAATTAATTCAAATCCACCAATATTCTGCTGAGGTGGATTTTTATATGACTGCTGTGCCACTTGCTGAAAAACCGTGCGTGGGGGCTTATCACCCGTTCCCGCTGGTTGCTGGGTTTGTGCTGGTGCTTGTGCTGGTGTGCTACTAAAAGCCCTACGAATTGTCTGGACTGGGGTCGTAAATACATCATACCACGCACCACCACGCAAATCGTTGTCGTGTTTTGGATTGCCGTCTAAGAAACTATAGACTCGTGCCATCGCCCACTGTTCTTTGGATAGTTTTTTTTTCATTGGAGCATTCACACCTTTTACATAAGAACCCTTCAACCGAACAGATGTGGGATTGGTTTTATAAGCACCAATACCTCTATCATATACTTCTTGTAGTTTCTTAATGGGAACGGATGATATTTTAGCCAACTCTTTTAAACTATAGGGCTTATCTTCTAATTTATTTGCTTTTAAGAAATCCGTGCGATGTGTTCCGCCTTCCTTTCGCATTGCTAAATACAAAACCCTCATTTGGGCTTCTGCCCGTTCCTTCGGGATGGGTTCTTCTGAGTGTTTCTTTCCAGTCTCTGTGCTTACTACCCAGTATAAATCACGATTCGGTGCTTTCCTTAATTTGTAAGGCATTCTATATACACAGTAGATATTTTTCAAAATAAAAAGGTAGGTTTTCACAACTACTGCCAAACTCTTTCAAAGAAGTTGCCAAAAGTTGAATTGGATTTTAACCTTTCATATAGAGTCAAAAAGGATGCCTTCCATTATCAACAATGACAATGCGAACGACACGATGCTCCAAGCGACCTACCCAGAGTTCTATGACCTCATTAACAACCACCGCTCTTGGATGCTATACCAAGAATTCCATCGCTCAATGACCTACGGCTACACTGAGGAGGAGAGCCAACGCCGTCCTACTGATATGGTTCTCAAAGAGTATGAGAAGGAAAAGAAGAAGTTAATAAAACTCCTTCAACCCTATAAGGATATTTGTAAGCAACCGGGCGTGGTGCTTCATAGGCTTCATTGGGATGCTTGGATGAATCGCAACCGTAATCAGTAGAGTATAATACTCTTAATATTTTTTAACCAATGTTTGTGAAGGCTGTGAAGGTTGTGAAGGTTGTGAAGGTTGTGAAGCCTTTTCCGCCAACTTTGGGACTTGGTGGATTTCACCCCTCTCTTAGGGAAACTTGGCGAAAAAGCCTTCACAACCTTCACAATAAAGGTTAAACCTTCACAGACTTTCATATCCTTATCACATAGGTTTGAATTCAGTCAGCCTTTCAATGGGAATATAATACACGCTCTGGACTGAATTGTAGCAATCGCTTCTTTCTCCTCTATAGTAATGGTCGCTACGCTGGAAGGTATTGAATAAAGAATCATTATATTTTATGTAATAGATTCCATCTGAATAACAAAAAACAAAATAATAGGCTTTTGAAGGGTCAGAGCAAAACTCAATTTTATTAGCCCCAATGATTGCTGTGGGGTAAGTATCGTGATTGATTCTACGGGTTTTTAATTCCACATAGATTGTTTTAATATCGTTTGTATAATCCATAATGGAATAGCCACCTTGCTTAATTAATGGCGTTCCAACAATGGTTTCAATCTGGTTCTTAATCTTGTCCTCATTTGCCGTTCCAAAAGCCAAGTCTGCGGATTGAGTTGCCATTCCTTTTCTGATTAATGCCGGGATATTAATCGGGGTAAAAATACGCACAGCACGATGATTTCAAAATAAAAAGGCTGGTTCAAAAAAAAAAGTCGGCTTTTTTCTGGGAGTTGGGTCAAAAATTGAATGGAAGTTTAACCTATTATATAAGTCATAAGTAGAGATGGAAGCCCTTCAGAGACGACTAACCAGTATGACGAAGCAACGGGGATTTGCGTGGGCGAAGTATTATGAGGCGTGTAATAGCCGTCTCAATGCCGACCACCAGAACTATGGGCGTATTCAACAAATCGTCCGTGATGAGGCAAATATGGCTGGATTACCCCAGCATATCAAGAATGAGTTTATCGCAATGGCGACTGAACTCAAGAAGACTTGGGAGTGTCCCATATGCTTGGAATTTATCCAGCCCGACAACTTAGACATCACCCCGTGCGGTCATTACTATTGTAAGGGGTGCTTACACACGCTCAAGGCACAACCAGAGCCAAAGTGTGGCATCTGCCGTCGCAAGTTGAAGGCAAATGAGACTGAGTAATATCAGACTCTGAATACTAACATTTTTTACATTAAAAAATCTCAACTAACTGTATATGGAGGCGGTATTCAAAGAGAAATCATATCCAGCCAATTATCCAGCAGATGCGTTGGCAATCATAAACGCAATGAGTTTCAGCGATGGACGCAATGTAAAGATTATGGGTTCAATGGGTATGCGTTCTCAGCAATATGCTGGAGATTATGACTTATTTGAGGAAGTCCAGACCAAAGGCTCAGAGCCAGAGGCATTGCGTCATTTAGCCAATAAATTCAAAGACATTGTTAAGACACTTCTCAGAACCAAAAATATATATGTTGGCGACATTAAAAGTGGAGCAATTCCAGAGTGGGAAATCCTAAATACCAATGCTGGAATTGTTGATGGAAAAATAGCGAATTACAATGCTGTGGAGAGCAACCACCGTATTGATGAATTAGAGAAGGCAAAAATTATATCTGGTGGAGAAGCCAAATATGCCCGTAGCCTCATTAAGGAATCAATGACACCAGAAGACCTTATAGAAGCCAAAAAGGAACTCAAATTCCACATTGTGCGTTGGTCGCCAAATGAGGTGCTTCACGGGTCAAAGGTTCTCCGTGATAAAAAGCGTTATACTCTGGAAGAAGCCTTCAGTTCCACATCATTAACAAAATTAGATGTAATTGGATTCATCCAGAATAACCGTTTTACGGATTTCTCAATTATATATGAATTTTTCAATAATGGCAAGGCATTGAATGACTTTCCACTAAATGTGTCTCAAGCATTGAAAGAAGACATCATTTATTATAAAGCACACGGCAATCACTTCAAAGTATTAAAACGAATGTTGGCATTAGCCAAATTAAATAAGGATTCAGAAACCGTGAATAAATTAGTCCCAATATTAAATAGCGATTTGGGTCGGCTGTATTTAATTATTAGTGATGTTGGCACATTAATTGAATTGTTAGAAAATGAACGCAAAGTGCCAATGCCTTTAGTGCGTTTTGAATTAGACCAGATGAAAGCACGAATGGGTAATATATATAACCTTCCGGATTTTCTCAGTGAGGAACACGACTTAATTGGCGATATTAACGCTATTCTAAAAATGACAAACAAGCCTCAATTATTATCTCGCCTACATCAGATAAAGACCAAGATGGAGGGCATTCTGAATACGAACGCAAAAGCAAAGGGAGGTCGCCGTGGTGGAGCAACTGAGGCTGAGCGTGGTAGGGCGGCGAAACTCCGTGAGAAGTATTTTTCTGGAAAGTATGGTGATTTTGGTAATAGATTTTATCAAGACTTATCTCTTATCGCCCACGACCCATATGACGGGTCTGTAGCAGAAGGCAAAAGTTTAATTAGTAAAGGTCGTCCATATTTGGAGGACTTAGCAAAGAACATAATGAAGGGAATTGTTCCAAGCGGCTACCCGTTAGAGCGTATTGGATTTTTTAATCCCACGATAGGGCAACTACCCCCACCACCAGAAAACGCAACTGAAGTATCACAGCCACCCGCTGATAATAGTTGGTTTGACCCAACCAATCGTTATAATGATACAGAAGATGCTTGGAAAGCCTTTCTATTAGGCAATCCCCATTATTCCTCTAAGGGACGATACACTGCCAAGACGGCAACACCAGCAGATGAGGCAGAGATTAGAAAATACGGCTGGAATCAAGCACTGGCTCAGACAACGCCATTTTCAACCGTGAATCCAGCCATTTATAATAGAAGTGTTCTAAAACCTCCCACTGGTGATGTTCCAACACCACCACAAGATGTATTTTTAGAGCAGTTAGAAGAATTAGCCACTACAAGACCTCCACTTGTTCCAAGGGGAATTGACCCAAATGATGAAGCAATAGAACAAGCACAAGCAATAGCAAGAGCAGAGCAAGAAAGGATTGATGAACTGACAAGAAGATTGGGTAAAACAGAAGACGCATATGCTTTACTGTTAAGAGAGCAGTATGTAGCACCACCCGCTGGTGTTGATACTGGAGCAGTATCCAGAAATCTGGCAGAAATTGCTGAATTAGAGCCTTTGGCAGAAGCCCAGCGGAATGAGGCAATGGCAGAAGAGGAGGCATACACAAGAGATTATTTACGCCGTGAGTATGAAGCATCTGAAGCGGGAAAAGCCCAGATGGCACAAGAGGCAGAAGCAAGGAAAAGGGCTGAGGCACAAGCACGGGAACAAGCACGGGAACAAGCACGGGTTGAAGCAGACGCAAGAGCCAGACAAGCAGAAGCAGATAGAGCCGAAGTAGCACGATTGGAGGCAGAAGCACAAGCCAGACAACAAGCATCGGCTGGAGAAAAAGGGGCAATTGACGCACTGGAGAGGGTTTTTACGGATAAAAAGGAACTTGCTAAGATTCCAGAGCCAGATAAGGGCAAAGTAAAAGTTCTAATGAAAGCCGTAGAAAAGGGCAAGATTGCTCTATTAACAATTACTCAACTGGCTGGATTCAAAGCCAAGAAACTGGCACTGGAGGCTGAACTGAGAGCATTACCAGCGGGTAAAGCCAGTAAGAAACGCAAGGCTGAGATTGAGGAGGATTTGGAACTGATGCCTCCAGAACTGGATAAGGATTTGGCGACGGCTGAACGCCACAAGCAAGAGTTTATGACGGCTGAGGAACAACTAAGAGAAATCTTTACGAAGTATATTTTGCCAAAGAAAGAAGAAGAAGAGGAAATAACAACAATAAACCAACGCCCAAAAAACAAAGCACTCTCAACCAGCCCAGAATTCTCAGCAGAGGAGACAAGCAAAATTATAAAACAAATCAAACAACCAAGACAGAAGGGCATTTTAACGGAAGTGAATGAAATATTCAGTGTTAATGAAAGCGTAACACAAAACATTAAACACGCAATAAAAATGACCGAACAAATAAAAAAATTGAAGGATGAGGGGAAAATGTCAGAAGAAGAGTTTAATAAGGAAGTGGATAGAATCCCCGTAGAAACTATAAAACAATTTATAGTAACTCAAGTTGCTAATCTTGTGGAAAAGCCTTCTTTTTTTGTAATTGCCAGACACAACCCAGAATTTGCTGATATGATTAAAGAAGGCATTGAGGGTAGAATGGAGCAATCCTTTCCAATAAGAAAATACGAAACGCAACGCAAAGCCCTAAGAGGACTGGCAGAACAAACATTTGCGGGAATAAGATTTTTTGACAATATATTTGCGTCATATGCTCCAATTCCAGACGATAGACTATTAACAATCGCTCAGATGGCTGAAGAAGCATCAGAGGTTATAAAACCGGCTATTACAGTATCAATTACAGCCAATAGGAATTTTATGGCACAAGTGGAGCAAGTAGGCAAAATTATGTTAGAAGCCGTGGAGGGAATAGACGAACATATGTTTGTGAATCCACAATCAGAACTCCTACGCAGATGGCTTCAGAGTTCCAGAGTTCTACTTGCTGGATACACACCATTTGAGCGAAATATAATGTTTTCAGCAACGGCTATGAAGTGGAACGATGGAAAGCAATTTGATTTAGTATTTCCTCCAGAGTGGTTGGAGGGTCGTATTGTCTTTCCAGATGGGCTGGGTGGTGCTGGTCGTCGCCGTCGTGTTCGTGGTGGGATTACCATTGCTTTCCCTCCTACGGAAAATGGTAAAAGAGACTTTCTAAAATGGGTCAATAGGAACTGGAATTCTATAATAACAAAGCAACACAGAGATGCCCGTCCATTAAAATTTAGACAAATTTTCACTGACCCATTCCCATATACTCTTGGCAAGTCTTTCAGAACAACCCCCCGTTATTATATCATTTACAATACAAGAACAAAAAATGTTAGAGTAAAGCCATTAGATTTTTCTAAGCCAAGCGATGATGAATTTATGGCTGTTGAGTTTGGTGTTCCAATTCATAGAAGAGATTATGATGATTTTTTTAAGAATGATTTGAAAGAACCAAGACAAGAGTTTTCTGAGGTATTACAAACACCTCCAGCATCACCCCGTGAGGGCGAAGGGCGTGTCCGCAATAAGAGTTTTGCCCGTATGATGGCTGAATTAAAGTAAAAGCGGTGGTTCTTTACAATAATATAATAGGATAATCAAATCATTGTCCTATTATACGATTTGGGATTAGTTTTTGTGTGTTTGTGTAAATTTCTCAGTATCTTATATAGCCCGATGCCGAGCCTTAGTTTTGACAAGACCAAGGGAGCAAAGCCAATCGCCTTAGTAAAGGGTGGGGAGGATGATGGAGCAGTCTTATACCTTCACGAAGACGACCACGACGGCAAGAAGCCCAAGAAGGGAGAGATTTCCGCTACAAAATACGCTACGGAGTTGCGTGAGATTAAACCAGCCGAACGGGTCAAACTACTGAATCGCCTTAGTGAAGCACGGGCAAAGGGATTGAAGAGCGACCAATTGATTGCTGAATCTGCCTTTGCCCGTTCTTTGTATGATAAAATTCTCCACGATGAAACAACTGACAAATCAATTACCCTTCCCGACGATAGTCAATTTGTTATTTGCCCCAGCCCAGACCCAAAAAAGCGTGAAGTTTATTATATTGCTGGAGCGTCCGGCTCTGGTAAATCATACATTGCCAAGAGCATTGCTGAGATATACAAGAAACTCCATCCCAAGCGTGAGATATATTTGATTAGTAAATTGGGGGAGGATTCAACTCTGGATACAATGAAGCCACCACCCAAGCGAATTAACATCCAGACCCTTATTGATGATTACCCAGAATTAGATGAATTTGCCGATTGCTGTGTGATATTTGATGATTACGATACATTTGTTGGACCCGCCGAAAAGGTAGTCCATAAACTAATTGATGACTTAGCAACAATGGGTCGCCACACCAACACAACAATGCTTTGTTTGTCGCATTACCTCACGAATTATAAAAAGACCCGTTTGCTGTTGAATGAGGCTACGCATTTGGTTGTGTATCCGATGGCAACCAGTTTC